AAGTTATCTGCACCAACTTTAGTGCCGTCTGCTTTTATTAAAGATTTTGCCGCATCTGCTGTACCTTCAAATATAAAGTTATCTTTGTCAATTACATTTATACCCTTTTTGATATTACCTGTTATACCTGTAATACCATATCCAACTGCTGGAGTAAATTCTACATTACTAATAACAGCGGTTCTGGTTGTTGTACCGTCAGTACCGTTGCCTAAATATAAACTTGCAAGTGTGCGACTTCTATCTTGTGTATCAAGTACACTTTCAATTCTAAATCCTGTCTCACCTTGTCCTGCCTTATAAACTGGTCCTGCTAATACTAAATCAGTTCCATCGTAAAAATAAAGTTGATTGTTTACGTTGTCCATCCAAAGATCGCCAGCAACCATTGTTGGTTGATCTTTTTGCACAAAAGGTCCGCCAACTGCCTTAAATACAGATCCTTCATAAACCTTTAATCTGGCTTCGCCTGTATCCCACCAAAGTTGTCCTTTAATAGGATTGGTTGGTGAATTAGAATTACTAAAATTTTCTAGTAGTTTGATAAAGTTTTCATTAAATGCTTCACCGTATCCTGTATAATTTCTACCTACTAATGTAAGTGATGTACTATTAACATCAATAGTTCCATCAATTAAATCTACTAGTAAAGTGCCGTCTGTTTTGTTTAGTTTATACGCCATTAAACTTTCCCTGTGTAAATTATATAATTTAAGGACATAAACGGACTTAATGTTTCCATTGCTTGCCCAGTTGTTCCGGAAACACCGCCACTTGTTGTTACAGCCTGCCCTGCATTTTGCCCTGTCGGAGCATCAAAAATAATTGATGATGCTGGACTATTAACACCTTTTTGTGCATCAAGTATTGCGTAAAACTGTGTACCTTCAACAACTAAGTCGTGTTCGTGATTTGGTAAATTAGTATTTTGAATAGTAACTGTTTCTTGACCGCCACTGTTACCAAGTTCACTACCTTGTAAGCCTGAAATTCTACCTGCACCTGTTCCGCCCATATCATCTAGGCCCATAACAGTTCTACCACGCATGTCTGGTAGAGCAAATTTTGCTACTCCAAGATCACTTAGTAATCCTGACTGTTTATACGTAAAGCCAATAACATCAAATAATTCAGGGTAGTCTGCTTGTAATATTTCTTGTCCATAACATAGTAACCAAAAACTAGGAGCAGTAGTTCCTGCATAAGGCATCATAACTCCGGGTGGATTAACTGGCACTGTTGATAGTAGATCTCTTCTACTAATCCTGTACAATCCAACTTGTCCTTGTACTCTGTTTAATAAAAATTCATCACTTGCATCTGCGCCATTAGTATAAGTTTTGTTACTGATAAAACTATTTGCAACAGTTGTTTGGAATGTTTTTGTAGTGCCTCCAGTTTGACCATCGAAAGTTATCGTAGGCGCACTTACTTCTCCTGCCATTGTAAAGTTTGTAGCACTTGATATTTTATCTGCACTACCTGCTCTACCACTCACTTGTCCTGTTACATTACCTGTTACATTACCAAAAAAGTTAGTTGCATACATTCCTGAATATTTGTTTGCTAACGAACCTATGTTTCTTTGATTAGTAACATCTGGGATAATATTTCTTGTTTCGGTGTCACCTATAACATTAATAGTACCGCCAATATTTACATCTCCTGCAATACCTGCGCCACCTTTAACTACTAAACTTCCTGTGCCAAAGTTTGTACTTGCTGTAGTGCCATCAATAGTAATACCTTGACTAACTTTTACATTTCCAGTTACATCTAATGCTTCACTTGGCGCTGTATTATTAATACCAATATTTGTAGTAGAGTCGACACGCATAACAGTTTTTGTTGTACCTTGATCATTGACACGTATATCTAAACTTGATCCACTTGTGTTATGACTTACTACACCAATTTGTCCTTCAACCCCTAGTGTAAGTTGATTACCACTACCTACAATAATACCATCATCTGTATTAACTTTTAATTGTTTTGTGGTTGTACTTACAACATCACCACGTAAGAAATTTGATGCTGGAACTTTACTTCCTGCAACTACTAAATTTTCTGCTTGCTCTGCAGGTCCGTAAAATCTTGGAGCACCGTCACCTGTAATATCTGCTGTGCTTAAATTCACTCCTGGATTAATTTGACTAAACCCATTAATTTGTGCCCTCGGAGTAAATGTATCTGAACTAATTATAGCAACTGGTTTTGCACTTATATCAATTTGTAATGCAGAATATTCAATATTGTCTTGACCAACAATTTTTACAGGACTAACACCTGTGTTAAGTCCACCAGCATAATCAGGACCGATTAATGTCCAACCTGAACCTGTGTACAAATATAGTTGTTGATTGTCTGTATCAACCCACAAGTCTCCAGTAATTGACTGTGCCGCGCCTGGTTCATTAATTGCTTTTTTTAAACCTCCACTTGCTACCCAAGTTGTTCCATCATAAACTTTTAATTGTTCTCCTCCAGCAGTTGTATCATACCATAATTGACCTTCAACTGGATTAGTTGGAGCACTTGTGTTTGCAAAATTTTCTAAAAGTTTCAAAAAGTTTTGATTAAATTCAACACCATAACTTGTTGTATTACGTCCAACTAGGCTTAAACTAGTTGTTACGTTGATATCATTATCTTCAACTGTGATGCTACCTTTGTTTGTTACGTCAGTGAAATTAATTGTATAAGGCATCTATTAAACTCCTGACAAACTTTGTACACGTACTGTATAATCAATTTGAACTAATCTGTTTAAACTTTTTTGAACAGGGTGAAAAATTACATGTGTTATTAATATACCTGAGCCTGATGGGCTATAACTTTTAAGTCCTAATTCATCAAACACATAAAGGTTTTCTGTATCTGTAGCAGTATCAAATGCATCTTGACCTTCTGGTTCACCGTAGTCTAATAAACAAGTAACAACAATATCAGTATAGTTTGTTCCGCTTACATGACGTGTTTCAATTTTGTTTCTTACAGGATCTGTGTTGCTTGTGCTTCTATCATCTACTACTTTCGTAAATGTTTGATTATACAAACTTGCATTTGTTCCTGTTGAGTTAGGTGTTAAATATGTAATTATTCCTGTCGGATCAACACTTGTTCCTCCGTTCCCAAAACTCATTTCATATATCATGCCTTGACCTTGATTTGCAAGGCTTTCTGCAAGAGCAATACTCATATTTTCATAGTGAATAGCATTACGTTTATCAACGTACACTTCACCAGTGTTAGGATCATGTATTTTGATATGACCTTTAACTACTACTCCGCTTTTATCATTTAATTTGTCTGTCATGTTTTCTCTCACTGCTACTGTATTTATTTAGGTAGTTCCGTTGTTCTTGCCTTAAGAAACTGTGCAACGTCATTTTCTGCATCAACTAGGCTTTCTCCCACGTTTGACCATGTTTGACCCACTCGTCTAACCACCGTAACCTTCTGATCTTGCTCTGGCGTAACTGCTAAATTCAATGTACTACCACTTAAAGTGAATTCCACCGGCAATGTTACGTCACCTTCAGCACTATCTTGTGCGATAAATCTGGTTACAAAGTTTCCTGCACTATTTTTAGTGTCTACTTGATAACTACTTATCGCATTTTTACGAAGTCTGTTTCCAGCAACAAATACTTCAAACTCATCAACTCCTTTTGTAGGAGTAAAGTCTAATTCATATGATGCCGTAGTACCATCTGCTGTAAATATCTGTGTAAGTGTTTGATCAGCATAAGGCATATTTTCGCCTGGGCTTTGATCAATTACAGAAGTTCCTGAAGCAATAAGCGTGTTTACGCCTGTACCTAATGTACCTCTTCTAATTTGACGTAAACTATTGCCTTGCTTCACGTAGTACTCAATTCTTTCACCGTTTATAAACACAACACCCGGAATTTGTTTCTTTTTACCTGGTTCAGGTAAATTAGTAGCGTCTACTATTTCAATTCTAGTATCCCACCAATTAAGGTCTTGTGCTAGTTTGTACTTATTACTATCATCTAATCTCTTGTAGTGAACCCGGTTCAATATATCTTTGAACTGTCTAAAGCCAAATCTATGTACAAGTTGCTCTTCACCAAACTGTATTATTTCAATTTGATCATTTGCACTTAGTTTTTTAAGAATTTTTACATGCTGTTTATCTTCAGGTACATAGTAATCAACATTTGGTGCTAATCTGACACCATTTACAATTACCCAAACATACTCTGAATCTTGCGATGTGCTTCTAAGTTTTACAAGTCCATTACTTAAATTTACATATTCTTTAAAGTTTGTAGTGCCAGGAACAAGTGTTACTCTACTTACAAGATCATATTTAATACGTTCAATATCTTGCAAGTCGTGATTACTAAATGTAGTAATTCTAATTGACTCACCTAAACCTGGGGCTGTATCAAAATAAATTTTGCTTCTATCCTGTAAAAATTTAGTTGTACTATCTGCACCTACACCTACATAACCAAATGCATATGTTCCATCAACGCTAAAAAATACATCTAATTTATCATTGACTGCTCCAATTCCTGCTGAAAGTTTTACACTATTATTTGAACTATCCCATCTATATTGAATATTTTTTGCGAGCAGTACATTATTTAAATATACTTCTATATCTTCACCTCTGACACTGTTACTAAAAAACTGCCATTCTTGAATTTGATATTCTCTTATAGTTGCATCTGTAATTGTAAATTCAGTATTATATCCTGCATCAAGTATATTATTATTAACTTCAACAATAGCATTTTGTGCAGTCGGTAGTCCTCCTACTAGTGCTGGGTTAACGTCAAATATTGTAGTTGATCCATCTCCTATAAGAGTCTGAACATTTGTTGCACTAAACGACTTAGCAGTTGTAAAAAATAATCCATAATCTACAACTTGTCCTGATTGCGGTGCTGTATCAAATGTAATTACAAAATTTTTATTTGCATCTTGCGACAACCTTGAGGTAATCGATTCGCCATTAATTGTTACATAATGATTTACGTCTGTTTGATATTTAATATTAGTTGTGTATGTATTTGTACTTCCGTCTGCAACAAACTTATTAATATCTAAAATTTTCTGTCCGCTAACACCTAAACAAACAATACTTAAAGTTTTTCCTGTTGCTGGTGCAGTTGTAAAAGTTATTGTATCATTTACGTAATTTATTGTATAATCTGTATTAGCAACTCTAACATTATCTAGTGTAACAAAAACTGCTTCACTATTATGGGGGTGTATACCTATAGCATAAGTTTGCGTTATACCATCAGTTTGGAAAAACTGTGTTTGTATATTACTTGTTCCGTCATCTGGTCTATGATAAACTTGAATATCTACTGTATCTGAAATTTTTCCTGGTACTAATTCTTCAGGACCAGTTGTTGTCATAGGTGTAATAAATCCTTCACCGTCTACAATAATCTCACTTGCGTCTATACCTTTTGCATTACTATAACTTAACGCACCGCCTGTAAGTTGTGTATCGTAACTAGTAGGATCAGGTTTAAAACTTCCGTCACTTGTTGTTTTTCTTATTATAAAAATATCATCATCTTTAGATGGTATATCAAATCCATCTATATCAATTTCTTGTATTACTCCGTCTCCTGTAATGCTAGGCATTACAGCATTAGGATTAGTAGGATTACTAGGATAATTAATATCATCTAACCTTACGTTATTTTTATATACATTATAAACAACGCCATTTTCTAATGGTTTACTCAAAGAAAGTATGTTTGTAGATCCATCTAGGTAAAAAATAATATCTTCAAATGTATTATCATATACATCATATGCTTCTATTCCAAAACCTTTAGTTTCAAATCCTCCAGAACCTTCAAAATCAAAACTTTTTACCTCTACGCCTCCAAAGTCTACTCCCATCATAAGTTGTGAAACATCTTTACCAATCATACCATCTATTGGTTGGTAATAACTTTGTACTCTATCTTGTGCAGTAAGTAAGTCAGGTGCTAATTCATAATCTATCTTAATTGTTTTTCCTGTTGCAGGTGGTAAAGTAAATGTTATTCTACCTTGCTTTCTAGTATAACCTTTTGAGATATCTTCAAAGTTACTATATGTGTATTCACTTTTTAATAATTCAACTCCGTTAATGTATATTTTCAGTTTTGCACCATTTAAGTTCATTGGCCATAACAAGTTATATACTGACGTTGCACTATCACCAGTAAATGTTTCTGATCTAGCAACTTCTAAGTAATAAGGTTTGCCACTAATTCTATCAAATCTAGATATAATATGTGTGCCTCTAACTTTACCATTACCTAAAACTGCTCTTGCTGTTGCTTTTGTTCCACCATCTTCTACACTACCGTTCAAAATTACATCTGGTGCTTTTAAATATCCATTGCCTGGAGAAGTTACTTCGATTTTAGAAACTTTTCCGCCATTTAGATAGGCTTTTGCTTTTGCTCCACTGCCGCCACCGCCTTCTATACTAACTACTGGCGGTAAAGTATAATTTGAACCTGTATTACCTACACTTATTTCAGAAATTTCATACCCGCTGTTTTCTAACCAATGTTTATCTGGATATTGTTCAGTAGTGTTAGGAGCATTTGTAATAGCATTATTTCTTAATTTTGCTGTACTGCTTATTATTCTCTTTTGACCGAAATCATATCTAGGAGGTAAATCAAAATCACTTATCACACTATTTGTAGGGTCAGTTTTTTCATAATTAGAAACATATTCCCTAATTTTTGTTTTGAAAGGTTTTACTTCATTAATATAATCTTGGTAATTATCAATGTTATCATTTTTAAATGTAATCTTTTGTGCTAATTCGCCTACATTGTGTTGTGCTTTTATAAAGGATGTTTTAAATGCCCAATCAATATTAGGTTGCTCACTAAACGCATAGCGTATACTGGCAATAAACAGTTCGTTATAATGTGATTCTAAATCATCAATAAAAATATTATCTCTTAAAGTTTCTAAAACAACTCTAGATTCTGTAACAGGCTGACTATCATAAAAAGTTGTATCAAATGTATCAGTATCAAATCCTGTTCTATTTACACTTGTATTATATAACTTATTACTGAATTGTATTGTAGCATTTTGTTTACCTATAACTTTATAATTTTGTGTGTAATCCTCAGTTTGTAAATTAGCAATTTTTTCTAGCAACAACCAACCTCCAGATCCTATTGAAGATATTTTTACAGTTTGACCTATATCATTTTCCAAAGCAGATAATTGATAACTAAAATCAATTAAACTATTAATTTCAGTAAATTCACTGTATCCTGGTGCAAACCAATCTGCATATGTCCAATATAAGTTTGTATCGAAGCGTTGGCTGACTGTACGATTCCATTTAGTGCCGTTGTAATTATATAATGACCATTTGTTTGCAACATTAGAATCACTACTTACTAATACACTAAAGTTTCTTACACTTAATACAGTATTATCATCATATCCAGTTCCTGGATCGACAATATTAACTTTTGTAATTTGTCCTAGTTCATTTATTT